AAAAATTAAAGTACCTTTAAGCTATGCTCCTAGACAAAAGGTTATTGCGCGATTAAATGAACAAACAAGAGACCCTAATATAGCTATGAAGCTTCCACGCATCTCTTTTGAAATATCATCTATGGACTATGATGCAAATGCACGGGTATCTAAACATAAAAGTTATAAAAAGGTTGTAGTAGGTGATACACTTCAACTGCAAAAATTAGGCGCACCAGCTGTATATAAGGTTGGATTCGAATTAAATATTCTAGCTTCAACTCAAGATGAAGGTCTACAATTATTGGAACAGATACTTCCAATGTTTCAGCCAGAATATACAGTAACTATAAAGGATATTCCAGATATGGATTTATCCACCGACACTCCGATAGTTTTAACGGGTGTCACTTTAAATGATGACTATGAGGGTGATTTAGTCACGAGGAGAGCTATAATATATACGTTACAGTTTGAAACTCGTATTCGTTATTACAGAGGTTTATTTAAGAGTAAACAAATCCTTAACACGGAAGTTGATTATTCAGAAAATGTTGACCCAACAACTCATAAATTTGAGAGACAGGCGATAGACGGTACAACTACTAGCGATGGCGCTGGTGGTTATAAAGAACCGTATACCGAAACAATCAACTTTTTTGACACTGACGTATAGGAGATGTTATGGCTTACCAATTTAAAGCGAAATTAATTAAAGTCGTTGATGGAGATACCATTGATGCAGATATAGATTTAGGATTTGATATATTCATGAGAGATAGGATTAGATTAATGGGTATAGATACTCCTGAGAGTAGAACAAGAAACTTAGCAGAGAAGTCATGGGGAATGGCAGCAAAGCATAGATTGATAGAATTATTAGCAGAAGCTGATGGAGAATTTACTTTGCATACACAAGAGATGGCTAAAGGTAAATTTGGTAGAGTACTTGGGACAATTATGATTAACGGTAAAGATGCTAATCAAAGTCTTATGGACGAGAAATTTGCTATACCTTATGAAGGCGGTAATAAAGATGAAAGCCGAGCTAAGTATGGAGTAACAGAATTATGGAACACACATTATGAGAACCCACAAGAACACGATGACGACCATGAACATGGAGACGAACCAGAGGGAATTGACTGGCACGAATAACAAAGTTGATAAGGATTACGAGGACGTAAGGAAACAACTATTTGATTTAGCTGAGCAAGGGGATGAAGCAATTGAGCTTATGCTTGAACTTGCTAGAGAGTCAGAACATCCGAGAGCCTTTGAGGTACTTGGTCAGTTAATCAAAAACAATGCTGAGATAGGTGAAAAGATTCTTAAACTTCATAAGAGTAAAAAAGAAGTTGATAAAGATGATATGCCTGCACTCCCAGATGGAACCACAAACAATATGTTTATAGGCTCTACAGCAGAGCTGCAAAAAATGCTACGTGATGAAGTAGTAGTAGACCAAGAACCGGACTTATTTAAAGATGGCTAAACAATGGGAGAGCATGTACTTAGGCAATCCGAATGTTCGGGGAGCTGATGTAGAACATGCATGGACTAAAGATGAATTAATTGAATATAATAATTGTCTTAGAGACCCTAATTATTTTGCGGATAAATACTGTAAAATAATCCACCTTGATAAAGGATTAATACCCTTTAATTTATATCCATACCAAAAGGAAATGTTTACTTCTTTTGAAGCTCATAGATTTAATATTGTTCTTGCTTGTAGACAAAGTGGTAAATCAATTGCTGCTGTAGCTTATCTTCTATGGTATACGATTTTTAAAGGTGAACAAGTAGTAGGTATTCTAGCTAACAAAGAAGCTATTGCTAGAGAAATGCTTGGTAGGATTACTCTTATGTTAGAGCACCTTCCATTCTTTTTACAACCTGGCTGCACAACTCTTAATAAAAAATCAATTGCATTTTCTAATAACTCAAGAATAGTAGCAGCCGCTACTTCCTCAAGTTCCATTCGTGGTATGTCACTAAACCTAGTATACCTTGATGAGTTCGCATTTGTAGATAATGCTACAGAATTTTATACTTCAACATACCCAGTAATTTCTTCTGGTAAAACATCTAAAATTATTATAACCTCAACTGCCAATGGTATAGGTAACATGTTCCATAAGCTATATGAGGGAGCTCTCCAAGGAACAAATGAATTCACATCATTACGTGTAGACTGGTGGGATGTACCTGGAAGAGATGAGAAATGGAAGAAGATGACTGTAGACAATACTTCCCAACTGCAATTTGACCAAGAATTTGGTAACTCATTCCATGGAACAGGTAATACTCTTATATCTGCTGATATATTATTAGCTTTAAGAGCAAGAAATCCTGAGGAAATAATTAATGGTATAAAGATATGGGTCCAACCTGAGGAAGGACATAATTATTTAATGTTTGTGGATGTATCTAAAGGTAGAGGACAAGACTATTCCACATTTACAGTTATAGATGTTAGTGTTAATCCATTTGTTCAAGTATGTACATACCGAGATAATATGATGTCGCCTTTGTTATTCCCTGACTTATTATATAAGTATGCCACGCACTATAATGAATGCTATGTCGTGGTTGAATCAAATGATGCAGGCCAAGTTGTATGTAATGGTTTGTATTATGATTTAGAATATGAGAATGTATTTGTAGAGAGTATGATTAAAGCTAATGCTATTGGTGTTACAATGACTAGAAAAATTAAAAGAATGGGTTGTTCAAACATAAAAGATATAATGGAACAACACAAGTTAGTAATAAATGATGAGGAAACCATAAGAGAGATGAGTACATTTGTATCAAAAGGTTCTTCTTATGAGGCTGACCACAATTCACATGACGATTTAATGATGAATTTGGTTATGTTTGGGTGGTTCACATCCACTCCGTTCTTTGCTGAGTCAACAGATATTGATTTAAAACATATGTTATACTTAGAAAAGGTTAAACAATTAGAAGATGAAGTAATACCAATAGGTAATTTGCCATCAAAAGAAGTGGAACATCCATTTGGAACTGGGTGGCAAGTATGGAGAGGTTGAATATTATAAATAAGTATATTGAGAATAAACCGTATTATGAAAATCTTATAACAAAATGACATAGGAGTTATACATGGCAAGTCTAGTTTCGCCTGGAGTACAGGTAAAAGAAATCGACTTAACTAACGTCGTACCGTCTACATCATCAACTGTGGGAGCCATAGCAGGAAGTTTTGCTTGGGGTCCATGTGATGTAATCACTACCGTGAGTAGCGAAACGGAGTTAATCGACAAATTTGGAAAGCCAGGAGCGGAGACTTTCGAGTCCACTCTTCAAGCTGCCCAATTTTTAAGCTATGGCAGTGCTTTACGCGCGGTCAGAGCGGTTGGAAGTTCAGCACTTAATGCAACAGCATCAGGTACTGGTATTCTAACAAAAAATAAAACTATATTCGATACGCAAACACCTGCAGCTGGAGACTGGGCACAAGCCAGATATCCTGGAGTTACAGGCAATGCTATTGGAGTAGCATATGCAACAGACCCAACAAGTTTTGTTGGATCGACTTGGTGGACAGATAATGTGGAAAGTGCACCAGGTACATCAGCGGGAGCAACAGCGGTAGGAGGCTCGAATGATGAAATTCACATATTAGTTTATGATAAAAATGGTACAATTACAGGTACAGCTAATACTATACTTGAATATTTTACTTTTTTAAGTCAGGCAAACGATGTGAAAGGACCAGATGGCAGCTCTTTATACTATAAAGACGTCATTAACAACAATTCTGAATGGGTATATATCGGAAATCATCCAGCAGCTTTAACAGATGCTGGTGAATCAGCCACAAGCAATGCATTTACGCGAGTTAACCATGCGTTTGCAGCATTAACTGGTGGTGCCGATGATAATGTATTGACAGCAGGAGAGACAAATACAGCTTATAATTTGTTTAGCGACAAAGAAACTGTAGATGTTGACTTGATTTTCCAAGCTAATACTTCATTAGCAAGGGCTGATAACCTGACAATTACTAATAATCTAATATCCATTGCGGATGCAAGAAAAGATGTAGTGGCATTTGTTTCACCTTGTGGAGCAGAATATGTTACTTCTACAGCAACTACATTCACCAATATATCAACAAACAGAGATACTGCAACATCATCTTCTTATGCATTTATGGACTCAGGTCGATTATATGTATATGACAAATACAACGATACACATCGTTGGATTGGTGGCGCAGGAACCTGTGCAGGACTAACAGCAAATGCCGACCTAGTCGCAGATGCATGGTTCTCACCGGCTGGATTTACACGTGGTAACTTAAGAAATGTTACTAAACTAGCGTATAATCCTGACCAAGCACATAGAGATTCGTTATATAAAAAGGGTATTAACCCAATTGTAACATTCCCTGGTGCAGGTACGGTTTTGTATGGTGATAAAACATTACAAGTTAAACCATCAGCATTTGATAGAATCAATGTGCGTAGGTTGTTTATTGTAATGGAAGAGGCTATAAGCGTAGCATCTAAAGCATCATTATTTGAATTTAATGATGAGTTTACAAGGGCTCAATTCCGTAATATGGTTGAACCTTTTTTAAGAGATATTAAAGGCCGTAGAGGTATTACGGACTTTAAAGTAGTATGTGATGGCACAAATAACACAGGAGCAATTATTGATACCAATAAGTTTGTTGCTGATATTTATGTCAAACCTGCTCGTTCTATTAACTACATTACACTTAACTTCATTGCAACTCGCACTGGTGTTGAGTTTAGTGAAATTGCAGGAGGTAATTAAAGATGGCTATTTTAGGCGTAGATGATATGAAAGCCAAGTTAGTTGGCGGCGGTGCTAGACCTAATCTATTCAAAGTAACAATGGCTTTTCCAAGCTATGTTACAGCGGATGTATCTTTAGCATCTTATATGTGTAAAGGAGCAACTTTACCAGCTGGCGCAATTGCATCAATTCCGGTTCCTTTTAGGGGTCGTAATTTACAAGTTGCCGGTGATAGAACTTTTGACCCTTGGACAATAACTGTAATTAATGATACTGATTTTAATGTACGTAACTCTTTTGAACAGTGGATGAACGGGATTAATCAACACCAAGAGAATACTGGGTTAACACAACCAAGTTCTTATATGGCTGATATGATCGTTGAGCAACTGGATAAAGATGGTACAGTTAAAAAGAAGTATGATATTCGTGGCACATGGCCATCAGCTCTCGGTGAGATTGCTGTTGATTATAGCCAAGAAAATGTTATTGAGGAGTTCACAGTTGAACTACAAGTTCAATATTGGGAATCTAATAAGACAACGTAAATCATCATAATAACTTAAGGAGTGCCCTCGGGCACTCTCTCTTAAGTGTTATAAATAATATTTAAGAAAGAGTGTAAAGGATATCAAATGGCAAAAGACAACAATAGATTATTCGGTTTTAGC